ACTAATATAAAGCCTGATGGTAAGTTACATGTTAAGTTATTACAACATAGAACATCTACAGGAAGGTTTAGTGGAGCAGACCCTAACATGCAGAACATGCCTAGAGGTGGTACATTCCCTGTGAAGAGAGTATTTGTATCACGTTGGACAGGTGGCAGAATACTTGAGGCTGACTTTGCACAATTAGAGTTTCGCACTGCGGCATATTTATCACAAGACAAAACAGCTATGAAGGAGATTGAAGATGGATTTGATGTACATGCATACACTGCTTCTGTCATTACGGAATCAGGTCAGAAGACTAGTAGGCAAGAAGCAAAGGCTCATACCTTTGCACCCCTCTATGGAGCAACAGGATTTGGGAGAACGTCTGCTGAAGCAAAATATTATGAACAGTTCACAAAAAAGTACGAAGGAGTCGCACTATGGCACTCCGAATTGGCTCAAGAAGCTATGAAGACAAAGGCTATAAGGACACCATCAGGAAGAGAGTTTGCCTTTCCTAATGTTTATAAGAACAAGCATGGAAGAGTTTCTAACTTTACACAGATAAAGAATTACCCTGTACAGTCTTTTGCTACTGCTGACATAGTTCCACTAGCATTACTTTATATTGATAAATTACTTGACACGATGAAGAGTTGTGTGGTAAATACAGTACACGACAGTATTGTAATTGATGTGCACCCTGACGAAGAAAGGGCAGTATTAGAAGCCATCAATACAACAAATAGGAATCTACCTAGTTTAGTTAATAGTAAGTGGGGTATTGAATTTAACGTACCTCTATTATTAGAATCAAAAATAGGTGATAATTGGCTTGACACCAAAGACGTAAGCTGATATAACTTATAGACTTTAGAAAAAAGGAGAATAAATATGACAGAACTAACTACGATTGATACCAACAATTATGCCGCAATGGCTAAAGCAATGGGTATCGCAAATGAAGGCTCTACTAAAAAGCAAAAGAGTAGTACCTTGCCTAGACTGAAGATAAATCACTCTGCTATTATGGGTGAAGCAGAGGTTAAGGGTAAGACAGTCAACCTAGAAGTGGTTGAGGGTGGCACATACAGGTTAGAAGTACCTGATACTGCTACTTATTATGCTAAATCTGTAAAGATTAGACCCTTCCTACAAAGATTTATGTATAAGAGATTCATTAAAGGTTTTAATGACAAACCTAATGAATATGTTAAGACTATTATGGCAGACAATCTTAATATAGATTTAAAGGATAATAAGGGAACTCTTAACTGTGGTAAACCAGCAGGTTATATAGAGGACTTTAAGGCATTGCCTGAGAAGACACAGGAACTTATTAAGCAAATAAAAAGAGTTCGTGTAGTATTAGGAACAGTAGAAATGATTAACCCTACGAATGAAAAGGGAGAAGATGTTACTGTAGATGTGTCTCCATTTATTTGGGAAATAGACAATCGTGATGCCTTTAAGGATGTGGGTAAGCCTTTTACAGACTTGGCTAAACATAAAAGATTACCTATACAGCATATGATTACTGCCAATACGCAGGAACGTAAGTTGCCTAGTGGTAATGTATTCTATCTACCTGTAGTATCTTTGGACTTAACTAATAGTATTCCATTGACGGATGCTGACCAATCTATGTTTTCTGACTTCATGCTTTGGATTGATAACTATAATACATATATAGCTAATTCATGGCAGGAGAAGACAAACAAGGGAGTATCAGATGAGGATATAGATACTGCTAATGACTTTGTTGACATAGAAATAGAAGAAGAGGTAGCCTAATGAACCATCCTGCTGAAATCGCAGTACATCAGTATATGTCTGATGCTGTAAGTGGTAAGTCTACTATGTCTGAAGACGTAATTCAACAGGTAGGCAATGACGTTATGGATGCCCTGCGAAGACAGTTTGGTGGGGGTAACAAGAGAGGAGACTTTCGTTTACGTATGTCTAACTTAGGAAGACCTACTTGTCAGCTATGGTATGATAAGAATAAGCCTGAAGTAGCCTTGCCATTTCCTACTACATTCATTATGAACATGATGTTAGGGGATATAGTAGAGGCTGTCTTTAAGGGTTTGCTAAAGGAGGCAGGAGTAAAATATGAAGATGCAAAAGAAGTCTCTCTCGACTTACCTAATGCGAGTATTAAAGGAACATATGATATTGTTATTGATGGTAGTGTTGATGATATTAAGTCCTCTTCACAATGGTCTTATAATAATAAGTTTGATTCTTATGATAGCCTAAAAGAAATGGATGGCTTTGGATATGTTGCACAACTAGCAGGGTATGCGAAGGCATCAGGCAAGAACGTAGGTGGTTGGTGGGTAGTTAATAAAGCCAATGGTGATTTTAAATATGTACCTGCTACAGGTCTCAACTTAGATGAAGAGATAGCTAAGATTGAGAATACTATTGATACAGTGGAGAACAATACATTTGAACGTTGTTTTGAGCCTGAGAAAGAAACATTTCGTGGTAAAGAAACAGGTAACACTGTGTTAAATAAACACTGTACTTTTTGTTCCTATAGGTTTGATTGTTGGAAAACATTACAAGAACTTCCAGCAGTTATGTCGCAGGCTAAAGCACCTAAAACAGTGTCTTACATTGAGTTGGCACAGAATGTCTCCTCATAAGATAAGAAGAGATGCCATAAAGCATGGGTATAGGAGTGGGTTAGAGCACAAACTATCCATATATCTTGATGAGTTAAGATACAAATACTTGTATGAAAAAGTCAAGATTGAATGGGAAGACTTAGCTTACAGAACCTATACCCCTGACTTTATATTAAATAATGGTATAATAATAGAAACAAAAGGAAGATTTCTAGCAGTAGACAGACGTAAACACTTAGCCATAAAGAAACAACATCCACACTTGGATATTAGATTTGTGTTTACAAACAGCAGAAGTAAATTAAGAAAGGGTGCTAAGTCTAATTATGCAGAGTGGTGTATTAAATATGGATTTAGATATTACGATAGAATAATACCTGAAGATTGGTTAAAGGAAAAAGGAAAAAACAAACATCCTAGCTTTATAAAGTTTGGTGGTACAAAAGTAAAAAGGAGAAAATAAATGGATAATATTAAATCAAGACCTGAAGATTTTACAATACGTGTAAGACCTATGCTTAACAAGGATGAAGATTGGACAGGTGAAATAGATGTAGTTATAATAACCTCACCACAAAATCCTTTAGGCGATGATGACTATTACCAAGTAATGCATATATGTAAAATGATTTCGTCTATCATACCCTTAATGGAAAAGGATTCTAAACTTAGAGAGTCTGTTAATAATTATGTAATAAATGACCTTGACAAAGATTATAATCATGGTATAACTAATACTTCCAAAGTTGAAAATGTAGAAGATAATGTTATACGAATCAACTTTAAACCTGAAACACAGCATTAGTATGAGACATATGGAGTATATGAAAATGATGGCAGAAAAAGAACAAGACATGGTTAATAGTCCTGCTCATTATAACAAAGCAGGTATTGAAACTATTGATGCATTACAGGCTATGTTAACAAATGGATTCGACTATTATTTACAGGGTAACATAGTTAAATATTTATGGAGATACCGATACAAAAATGGTGTAGAAGACCTCAAGAAAGCACAATGGTATCTGAATAAACTGATTGAGGTCTATGATGATAAGAGTTAAAGTAATGCTTACATTAGATGTGGATGAGGGGGAATACCCTGTGCCTGCTGACGAAAACGTAGCTGAAGAAATAGAAACAAGTATAACTGAATTTATGTATGACATAGGTGGAGTTAAAATAAAAAACATTAGAACTATACAGGAGAATAAGAATGATTAATAATTACCTACCAACAGACTACCAAAACTTTATAGCACTCTCTCGCTATGCAAGGTGGAAAGAAGATGAACAACGAAGAGAGAATTGGGGTGAAACTATAGATAGATATTTTAATTATATGGAAAAACACCTAAAGAAAAACTACGATTACACTATTACCAAAGCATTAAAAGAAAAGCTATCTAATCATATAATGAACTTAGGTGTCATGCCTAGTATGAGAGCCTTGATGACATCAGGACCTGCTTTAGATAGATGCCACGTAGGTGGTTACAACTGTAGTTATATACCTGTAGATAGTCCACGTTCATTTGATGAATGCATGTACATACTTATGTGTGGCACAGGTGTTGGCTTCTCTGTTGAACGTGAGAATGTAGATAAGCTACCCATAGTCAATGAGCACTTTGAGGACAGCACTACTATCATAACTGTAGGCGATAGCAGACCCGGTTGGGCAAAGGCATTGAGAGAACTTATTGCTATGCTATATGTAGGTCAAGTTCCTACATGGGATGTGTCACAGGTAAGACCAGCAGGTGCAAGGCTCAAGACATTTGGTGGTAGGGCATCTGGTCCTGAACCACTAGTACAATTATTTAACTTCTGTATAAAAAAGTTTAAGGGTGCTAAAGGCAGACGATTGTTTCCTATTGAGTGTCACGACTTAATGTGTAAGATTGGCGAGGTTGTGGTTGTAGGTGGTGTTAGACGTTCTGCTCTTATATCTCTGTCTAACTTAGGCGATGACCAAATGAGACATGCTAAGTCAGGCGAGTGGTGGGATGAACCTGATAAAAAAATATATCGTGAGGGTCAGAGAGGTATGGCTAATAACTCTGTTGCATTTAAAGGTAAACCTGAGATGGGTACTTTTATGAGAGAGTGGCTATCCTTATATGAATCTAAATCAGGAGAACGTGGTATATTTAATAGGCAAGCCGCACAAGTAAAAGCGGCTGAAAACGGTAGAAGAGATGCTGACCATTACTTTGGTTGTAACCCTTGTAGTGAGATTATACTTAGACCATATCAGTTTTGTAATCTTACAGAGGTTGTGGCACGTGCTACAGATGATTTAGAATCATTAAAAGAAAAGGTACGCATGGCTACTATACTTGGTACATTGCAATCTACTCTTACTAACTTTAAGTATCTACGTAAGGTATGGAAGGACAATACAGAAGAGGAAAGATTACTAGGAGTTTCTTTAACAGGTATACTAGACTGTCCTGTATTAAACAGCAATTATTACGAACTAGGAGATAACCTAGAAGAGTTAAGAGCAGTAGCAGTAGATACTAATAAGAAGGTAGCTAAGGACTTAGGTATTCCACAGTCAACTGCAATCACTTGTGTTAAACCTAGTGGTACAGTTAGTCAATTAGTTGACAGTGCTTCAGGTATTCATGCTAGACATAGTGACTACTACATCAGAACTGTACGTGGTGATAACAAAGACCCTATCACACAGTTTATGAAGGAGTCAGGAATACCATCTGAACCTGATGTAGGTAAACCTGATAGCACTACTGTGTTTAGCTTTCCTGTGAAAGCACCATCAGGTGCAATCACTAGAACTGCAATGACTGCTCTTCAACAATTAGACTTTTGGTTATTATATCAGAGACATTGGTGTGAACATAAGCCATCTGTAACTATATCTGTTAAGGAACATGAGTGGATGGGTGTTGGAGCATGGGTGTACGAAAACTTTGATGAGGTATCAGGTATATCTTTCTTGCCTTTCTTCGACCACACATATCAACAAGCACCATATCAAGATATAACAGGTGAAGAGTATGAGCAAGCATATAAGAAGATGCCTGCTTCTATTGATTGGTCTAAGTTAGCAGAATATGAGAAAGAAGATACAACTAGTGGTGGCAGAGAACTAGCTTGCACAGCAGATTCGTGTGAGATGGTTGACATACAAGCCACTTAATGCTAGAGTCTACAGAACTATTATGGTGGCAATGGTGGTTATTAATAGCCATTTCCATCAATACTACAATAAATCTTATTGTCTTTTTCAAAGGAAGAAAGCTACATATAAGGGAACTATTACATCTTAAACCAAAACGAATAAAAGGAGAAGCAAATGGAAAACCTAGAACCAAGTAAAGACAATAGAAAAAAGTTTGACATAGACTTAGAATATGGTAAAGTAAGAGAAAAGCAAGTGGCAGACATGCTACAGGATAAGAAGATAGAAGTCAAGAGTGAGAGAGGTATGTGGCAGAGAACAGGTAATATAGCTATTGAGTTTGAAAGTTATGGTAAGCCTAGTGGTATAGCTGCTACCGAATCTGATTATTGGTTTCATAATTTGTGTGTGGGTGATGAGACATTCTGCACATTAGTCTTTGATGTTAATAGTTTAAAAAAGATTATAGATAAACTTGACACAAAGAAATGGGTAGCAGGGGGAGATAACAAAGCAAGTAAGATGTACTTAGTTAGCTTACAGAAGTTGTTTTCCTCTGACGTTATAAAAACATTTAAGGGAGTTGAAGCATGAGAGAGATGATACTACAGGCACTAAAGACTAAACTATTAGGTCAGATGAATGGTCACATAGCTAATATAGAAGTTATGATGACTAATCCTGTGGGAGTAGGAGACCACCCTACTATAATTGATACTATAGATAAAGAACTCGCCGCATTAGAAAATGCTAATGGTAAACTAAACGTACTAGTAAAGTACTTTGAAAGGAGACAAGAGGATGCAACACAGAAA